GTGCGGTATCCGCGCGACAAACAGTCCTCTATGGCTTGCTCAAGCACTTCACGCGGCGTACCGCCTACGTGTTCGCCTATCTGTGACGCATGGCCCCAAAGATGGTTGTTCTGCGACTCGGGCCCCGTAGACCGCCCGCCGCGCAACTTCGTCAAGCGTACTGTATACAGCTTGCCGCTATCCAAGAGCGAGATGTGGTTATGCACTTGCTGTGTTAACGTGTGAGGATAAGCGGTAAACTCAATCACCGTGGCCGCCCCTGCGCTTCCATGCGCCTTCGCGGTACTCTGCGGGCACATCGCGTTGCAGCATGCGCTTGCGCTCTTCCGGCGTGGCACCTTGCAATATCAGCTTGCGAACGCGCTCGTCTTTCTCCGCCACCTTGCGCGAGAGCATGCTGCACTTTTCCTCGAGCAACTTGTGACTATGCGCTATGCGGCCGTAGTCGATTGCGACAGTCCTCAGTTGACAGGCGAACTCGGAATCACTGTCAAACTCAGCACAGGCCTTGATGATAATATCCTTCACCAGTTCGCGGCTCATCAGCGGGAGTCTATCAGTCTCCACGGCTTGCCTCCTCGCTCCACCGCAGGAACTCACACACGATAACGATGATATCATCGGCCAGTTGTTCACTCGTCTGCCTGCGGTTGTGGTCCAGATGCTCGATAAGCTGGTCGCGTAGCGACATATTATCCATTGATATATCACTCATCTTCACCCTCCAGTTCTCTGTATTTGGCGGCCAGCTTGTGTACGTGATCCATCAGTTTGTCGTAGAATCCCTGTTTCTTACATTCATCGATGTATTGCTTGTCGTGCTCCCACGACTTCTCGGTGTACTCTTCGGGATGTGCATTTTGCATGGCGTCCATGCCGGCGAGACATTTTTTGTAAACCTCTTCTATGGTTGGTTTATGTGGTTCCGGCTTATGCTGTTTGGGAGTAGTTTGGAAACCACCATAGAAGTGCAGAATAAGTTGATTGATAACCGATGCACCCGACAGCGACTCTATGGCACGTTTGATGGCGCGTGTTTCAGCCTTGGTCATGGCATCGTGTTCTTTGCGCGGTGTGTTCTGTACTTCCTTGAGCGTACACAGTCCGTGGCTGGCTGACTTGTGCCCCGCTTCATCCCAGACGACGGCTTTCATGATGAAGCGCGTCTGCGTAGTCTCAACGATTTCTGTATCGTGTGATAGGTTGAAAGATTTCAGCAGCTTGAGCATCAAGTCCCGTGTCGGCTCCACATTGTTGCCGAAGGTTGCGAAGTCTTTTTGCGGATTGATAAGCGGTACAATGCGCTCAAGAGTGAGCCGCCGCTCGTCTTCCGGTGTGCGCTTGGCTATCTCTTTTGTCTCAGCCATACCTCACCTCCTCCAGTCCTCGATATCATTCCATGTCACCGGCTTCACCGAGGAAACGAAGGGCCGCACTACTCCGTCATCGTTCAGGAGTTGCACGGCCCTCATGTTGGCTTGCGTTGAGTTGTTGGCACGGACATGCATCCGACAGGCCAACCCGTGCTGCCGGTACCACACCTCCCACATGCGCGGCTCGTTAAGCGTATCGGCGGCGCATTTCTCGCAGTTTCCATGGGAGATACCGTCGCCCGGTTTGTAACCGAGGGTCTTACCACATACACAATAAACACTTTTCATACCCATCCTCCTCCACGGATAAATAAAATGCCGGGGCTTCCGGGTGGCCCCATCCACCCCGGCGCAAGGAGGTATGGTAAGGAGGCTTGTAAAGCCACCCAAACACACCCCCGGTGTTGCTTAGTTGCGAGGATAGTTGCTATAGTTGCGTATACAACTCGTTATGTTTGCGGATGGTGTAAGTCTTTGCCCGTAAAAGACATACTACTTCTTATCGGTAGTTGCAACTCTGGCAAAAACCCTATACACCCGCGATGGTGTCTCTGACACCCCGCAACCACTCCTCGCATTCCGTCCCTAGCTTGTAAAGTCTAAAAGCCTCCTTGCTGGCGTGCTTACCGTAGTTAATACGGCAGGACTCGCAAATGCGAGCCATCATGTGAGGTGGAATCCTAACACTAAGATAGTGCCACTTTCGTTGCATCCGGACTCCCCCTCCCATCACAATAAATAGTATAACCCTATTAGCAGACAAAAACAAACACTATGGCAACCCTTTTTAACGGTTTTTTCACTATCATAGTCTACAGTAGCTACACATACGTATAGTATACTGCTGTTCTTAACTATAAGTCAAAGAGTTTTTCGTGTTTTTCTTATAATGATAGTGATATATTAATATTGTTATGAAGCGCAAAAAGCGCAATTATATTCAAATCAGTATCCGGTTTCCCGCCGAGATGCATGAAGAATTACAACGCCGCGCCGAAGAGTCGGGATTATATATCAATCAAATCGTACTAAAACGCATAGAGCTCGGCATGATGGTTGAGAAAATCATACGCAAACACATGCCCGATATCATCAAAGAAACGGCGCAAGAAAATATGCACGATACCGTGGACTATATATTTACAAGCGGGCGCTATGGTGACTATGGGAAGTATCCCGGGGACGGTCATTATGAGCCACGCTGGGGAGAGGAAGGGAGAGATGGTAAAGACTAGCCTACTTCTCGTCATTATTCTTGCTTTTTGTACGTGCGAACAGCCGGGGAATACCGCCGACGGATCAACCGACAGCTCACCAACATCACTTGAAGATGCAATACAGGATAGAATAAACGCTATCGAAGACGGGGGCAGTTTCACCGTACTTGCTTATGATGCCGTAATAACGGTGTCGGGCGAAACCGCTACAACTGCACCATATACGGGCCTGAGTTACAATTACAATATACAAGAATTAACTGTACGAGATAATAGTACGGGACAGATCATGTATCCAGACGATCCAGTACATTGGCCCAATCAAACATTTATCGATTGGTGGCATACTAGCGTTGGATGGGAATATTGGTCGAGTTCCCTGCCCTAGAGCCACACCTTCTCAAGATCCATGTCCTTGACTCGCTGGCGCTGGCCGTCCACCGTCTGCCGTGGTATGCGAAACCGCGCATGTAGCATACCGATGTCTGACTGCGGCCGGCCCTTGTGCTCAAAGTAGTTACGGTTGCCGTTGACGAACGTCCGTAGGAAACACCCGGATATGCCGTACCACCGCTTGACCTGACGTATCCCCGTACCGTCGTGTGACGGCTCGATGATGTCCTTGCAGTCGGTAGTCAGCACGTGTAAGTGCCCCATGATGTTGTAGTCGGCCGCTGTCCATCGGTACACGTCGTGTACCTTGTTAACCGGATACCCCTCACGCATACCACCACCGCCATCACCGTGGTTTAAGGCGATGTCGATAGAGCCTACCGGGTTCCCCTTCACCTTTAGGAAAAATTTCACAAAGCCGACGTAACCAAGCTCGTAACAGCTGTGAAACTTTTCACAGAAGTGGCCATATACGTTGTAGCTGTGCCGGCGGATGTACTGCTCTTCGTGATTCCCGATTAGCGAACAGATGATGGTATCGCCTATCGGCTCGAGCATCCGCACCACGAAGTCGGCCTGCTTGTACGGCAGATCTTTCATGTCAGCGATATTGTATCGCCGGCTGACCTCGATGGGGTCCCACCGGGGATCTTTGGCGTTGATAATGCAATCGGCAAGGTCGCCCATGAGGATAGTGTACTTATGGGGATTGGGATTGTCGGCTATGGTTTGCACGGCGCGGCGCAAGGCCGGCGTGTCGCTGTTGCAGTTGCCCTCGTGTATATCACCGAGGAAGTATACCTCGGTCCAGTCGTTCTCGCTCTTTAGGTCTACGGTTTGGCTAAAGACTTCCAGATGATAACTCCTGTCTCTATAACCACGATAACGGCCAACGATATAGTTATTATACGCTGGACGTTAATCCTCCGCTCTAAGTTCGCTAACGATTTGTCCTGCTTTTCGAGCTCTGCGACGTGCTCTTGCAATCGCCTCGTCAAGCTTTTCAGCGCCTCCGTACGTTTCAGTAAGGAGGCTTTCAAGGTGGCCGTTAATTTCTCGGAGGCGGCTATTTGCTTTTTCAAGCTCTCCAATTCGTTCTGCATCTCGCTCAGCCGTTTCAATTGCTCGGCTGAGAGCTCGGCTGCTTGCGCTAAGTCGCGCTCTAAGCTCTCGATTACGTTCTCTAATTCGTTCAAGCTCGCTTCGAAGTCCGCCGCCGAAAGGGTCAAGCCAATCAAACACAGAACCGAGACCAACAAATATCGCATAGCCAATAACTGCCCCCAACAGCACGAGTATCATTTTTTTCCACATCACTCATTTAACCTGAGATTGTCATATACCGACATCACGGCCCGGGAAAACGCATGGGCCACGTTTCCGTCTATCGCAAAGTTAAGCCCCATGGATATAGGCGGGCCATACATGTTATGTCCCGCCATTACCCAGCTAACGATACCGACCACCTCGCCCTTGTCGTTGAATACCGGCCCACCACTGCTTCCCTGTTGGATATTGGCGTCAATCTGAATATATCGTACACCCGTGCTGAGTTTCACATGAGCAGCGGATATCACCCCCCGGGAGATCGTCCAATAAAACAACAGGGGATGACCCATAGCGTATACTTTCTGGCCAAGATACAGATCATCCGTGTTACCCCATTTGATGGACGGCAATTCCGCAGCGTCTATTTTGACGAGACATAAATCCGCCCTAGGCAGTGGATATATCCATTCCACTCCATACGTCTGGCCCGAATAAGTGATCACTGTAAGTTGAAGCCAGTTGTCTTCGTTTGCCACGTGGTAATTGGTCAGCACAAACCCGTCTGCACGAACGATAACGCCGGACGCTATGGGATGTTCCTGTATGGCCATACAAACAACGGCTTCTCGTGTATCGGTAAGTACTGCACATCCATCTATATCTCTATCATAACGATAGACATTATCGCCAAGTCGAGTATCCTGGCATATACCAACACTCATACCCGTAAGCGACAATATTAAAACCACACCTATGATTTGTCGCATATCACTTCCCTATTTTGATTTCACTCACTTTCTTTTCGAACGCACGGGCGCTAATAACCGCGAGCACTACCATGAACCATACCCAATCATCCAGGCGGTCCACCAGGCGCAGCCAGGTGGCGATAGCTGCAAACAAGCCTTTGACGGATACCAGCTTTATTATGAGCTCCCGCAGGCGCTTCCCTATTTGCTTCATCGTTTATACCTCTTGTAATCAAACTCGATTTGTAGTTCAACGAGCCGCTGTATCTGCCCCACGAATGCAGTCCACTGGTCAACATGCTCTACAAACCATTTGGGACATATTTTCCCCGTCATATCGTGGTGGCGGTAAATGCAGTGTATCGGGTCTAGGTCAAAATCGAGACAGAGTTTCTTGCCGAGCTCCAAACCGTTGCGTATGGTTCGTTCGGCCATGCGCCCCGTTTTGTCTTCAACGCACAACTCAATACCAACAGCAAAGCGCCACGGTGGTATGCCAACAATGTCTTTAGCCGGACGCCTGTACCGCTTGCCGCCGGCATGATAGGCTATCTCCCGGGGCGGGATGAACTCGTACACATTATCATCGACAACATAATGCGCGGACGCATAATTGTCTGTGCCGGCCAGAGAGGCGAAATATGCGCCGGCCTGTTCGGCTGTCTGTCGCGGCACCCCGGTCCAGTGATAAATGATAGCCCGCGTTAGTGGGCGCAATTCTCCGGGCCTTGAGTTTGCGTTAATCGGAATATGAGCCTCGATAGGCTTCATCGCTCCCCTCCCAGGGACGAGCGAAAATATCACAAGTCCCACACAAATACAAGTTACGGATGGTTATTTCATCGAAAAAAGATTGCCGAATACCCAGGCCATCACGGCACTAACGCCTGCGGCTATCGATGCGGTAATACCCCTGTCAATCCATTTGCTCGGCTTATCCTTTAAGTACTTTATATCGCTTTTGTTTTCGCGCACCTTCTCACCAAGATTGTTCAAGTCCTTATTAACCAAGTCGTACCACGCCTTACTTTGCGCCGAGCCCTCCCGGACAGACACGATAAGCGCCTGCATCTCGCGTTGTAGGTCCTTCATATCGTTTTCGTGTGATACCTGTATTACATCGAGCTTCTTTTCCAGCGCTTTGATGTCGCCCATCTGTATGGCGTCCTTGCCGTTGCTCCACTGTTTGAGGCTGTCTATTTGCTGTTGTAGCTTATCGTGTTCTGCATCCATGATGTACTCCAATAACCCCGCCCCGAAGGGCGGGGCGTGTTAATTACTTAGTTACCTTTGATTCGACAGATGCGAGGCGCTGCTCCAATTCGGTAATACGCTCTTTATCGGTTTTGGCAGCCTCCACCTGTTCGGCAGTCGGTTGCACCTCATCAAGGACGAAGTGTTCACCGTCCACCTTATACCGTAGATTGCCGTATTTGTCGCGGAGTTCAACATCCGTCTCCGAAAAAATGGGATGGTTATGCGGGAATACCGTCTTATAATCTGGCGTGGCGCTTACCGGCGCCCATCCGGCCAACTTGCCGTCTACTATCTTCAGTCGCTTACATGCTGGCATTTGTTTCCCCCTTAGATAAAATAGCCCCAGAGGCAAAAATGAACCTCTGTGACCTCATGTGTCGCCGCGTGCTCCCGATAATCAAAAACCCCATCCGTTGCTTTAAGTATGACAGGGGTTCCAATAATCGAATCCACCGTACTGTTATCAAATATTTGTAATGTTTGGGTTCTTGGCGAATTTGTTTCAGACCCGGCACCATCTCTTATCAATAAAATAATATGTTGATCTCCCTTCCAAGCTACTAATTCACCGTATAGTGCCTTTGTCCCCTTGGGTACTCGTCCGCTCAAATCACATTCTTCCCAGGTTGTGCTGATAGACGTGTCGAACAGATCCCACGATGAATCCCTATCCCCTTCATCCAGTAAGTGCAATTCACCACACGGCGGGGCATAGTTGTTGTCTGGTGTTTTTGTATTTTGAAAACTATTTGCTGGCATCGTTACCTCCTAATTTCTTATTCCGGCTTCTTTGATTAACCACTCGGTGGAGCTTGCGCCGACAAGCGTCATGCGCTGTCCCCTTGTATCAAGAGTGAACTTATCACTATCGGTTTTCCAGTTGACCGTCTGACCACTAGCAGGCTTAAGCGAACCAGCCCCCGCACCGTCGTCGCTACGGATAACTGTAATTTCATTTCCCACATAGTTGCTTGCATCGGGTAGGCTGAGATCGACATCGCTTGCACCGACGCTCCATACTATGACGCGGTCAGCGCCAGTAGAGGGAACACTTGCCGCACCACTATAGGTATGAATTTGTCGCACGACATCTGCTTGTGTCTGCGTAACCGGATCATCTGACTGCCACTCTCCCGAAGTCGCATTATATGCAAGCACCTGTCCGTCCGTGGGGCTCGCATTAACATCGGATAGGTCGTTGATTTCATCGAGAACGCTATTTTCCCATTTTGATGTAGCGTTATTGTATTTGAGTATATCTCCGCCAGACGGACTATCGGCGTCCACATCTTCGTTGTCATTCAAATAAGGCTCGCCCGCCGGATAAACCGCTGCGAAGTCATACGTTACATCTTGTTCGGCTTCATAAATATCAATATCCCCATCATCGCGCACCCATCCCAACAAAACATCGGCCTGAGCGCCATCCTGCGGAATATCCATCGCTGGGAAATATATGTACGCTGTACTAGTTGGGCGGTACCCAGATGGAAGCGTAACCACATTACGCTGGTCTTTTGTCCCCCCAGTTCGTGTGGCAATCCCCCAAACAATAACCATATTGCCAAACTTGCGAAAGTTGATGCGTGTTCCGCATGTTATCCAGGTTTCGCAATTGCAATTTGCACCATCCCAATACTGTGATACTTGCGGCTCACCCGTTTTGCCGCATTTGTGCCAAGTATCTGCCATATAAACCTCCAATAAAAAACCGCCCTTGTGGGCGGTGTCTAATTCTTGCCGGATAACATCCGGCTACCATCCTGTTGCTACACCACTATATTGCAAGTGGAAATTACCTTCATCATAATTATTCTCCGTTGCTGGCCTAACAACGGCCATGCCAAGATATATTTTTTCGCCCGCACTTGCTGTTGATGCTATTCGGACTAGGGGATGACATCCGGTGGCGCTTGCATCTATGGCAACTTCGCCAGTTACCACGTGCTCCCATGCATCTTGGGTTGTCGCAGCCACCTCTGTTTCATGCCATGCGGCGGAATGATACTGCCTGAAAACAACACTTACTTCCGCTGCATCGGGACCAGTGGCAGATAATATTTTCAAATAAGTTTCAAACTCGTATGCTTCTCCAGCAATAAAGCCATGCATATCATTTGTATTCTGATTATCGGTTAAAACGAGTTCGCCCACACTGCCGCCGGCCGTTAGACTGATTTCCCAGGAATCGTTGTAGAAATAATATTGAGTACTGACTTGTGAAGTTGAAATATTTGTCTTAGTTACACCCGTTGTTCCCTCAATTTCGGGTTCGGTTGGATAATCGCATTGGCCCCCCTCGACTATATTGCCATTACCATAGCAATAATTACCATCTCGGGTTGTATAGTCAGCGTCTTTCAAAAGGATACCACACGGAGAGGATCGGGCTGTGGGGCCACCGATTAGTCCAACCCCAAAACCGCGAAAATTATAAACTACGTTATTCGTAACCTTGCAATAATCACTTAAAAACAAATATATACCAATAGAACTACTATATGTAGTATTGGCGGCCAATCCGTCAGAACAAATATTATTTTCAATATTTATTCGCTCGCACGATGTCACATAAATAGCGTAACGATCAATATCTGATATTCTATTGCCAGAAATAGTCGTGTCGCGTGCATATTGTAGCTTTATGCCTCCCAAACAATTGGTTATGACATTCTCATTAATCGGGGTATTATATGAAGCTAGCGTTACATTATTTATTAAGACCGCATAATCATTTGCACATTCTTCAATCTTGCATTCTCTTATTTTAAAGTTGTCGCAATATCCACCCTGAATCCCTATATCATAAGAATCATATACATATATTTTTTCTAAAAATGTATTATCCGTATAGGTTGCATATATTAAGGCTTTCGAATTTGTATCACTACTATCTCTTGTTATCTTAAAATGTCCGACAAAACAATTTTCTACATGTGTTCCGCTTGTACCATTAAAATGTATGCCGTAATCATTGCAATTCTTCTCTATGACAGTGCCCCAGCCACGGCCAACAAGTGATACATTGCTTAGCATATCTATCGAATTGTCAATGTAAAAATGTCCCTCCATCAGTTCGACGAGTCCGCCGCCCAGATTATTCATGGCCGTAATAGCAGAGTTTATTTCAGTTTCATCACTTGTGCCATCGCACTGAATATCGGGTATCCCAAATGCATCAGCGGGCCCCACCTTTATCCTATTTGTCCACACGAAACTTAGAGGATTACCCGGCGTTCTAATTTTTGTAACCGCATTTATCGTTTTGGCCCAATTCTCTTCAACTTCTTCGAGTGTTAAATTAGTCATTCCCAAATCACCCGCCATCCCCTCAATTTGCACAGCGTGGCATCTAACAGTAGATGATATGTAATCCGGTTCGCCAGACGCGCCAATAGTAAGCGTATACCATTCGCCCGGCTCGTAGTACAGCGCCGTTCCGGGTATAGTCAACAAGTATCGGTGCTTTGTCGTTCTTTTGAGCTTCCACCAATAATCTGCAATCTCCTCCATCTGCGTTGTGTCAAAAATGAAATCGTTGCCTATTTCAATTTTCTTAAGCCCCTCCCGCTCGATAGATTCCATGTCTTCTAAATCATCGTGTATATAACCCTTATCATGGGGTGTGCGCATAATTGGTTTACCCCAAATACGCACGTTATACAGTTCGGCAGCCGCTCCTGTTTCATTCTTTAGCAGTATCCGCGCCGCGTCATCACGAGTGGTTGTATCAAAAGTCGTCTCTGTCCAGCTACCTTCGGTGCGTTCAACCATAAATAGGTTTGTAGCGCCTATTATTTCCGAATCGGCACCCTCTTTAGTGTAATAGGGAACATCTATTATAATGGTATCGTTAAGAGGCCACGGACGATGAAATGTATGTTCATATATCTTCCGTTTTAGATGTGTATATTCAGCCCAGAGTGGGCGAAAGGCGGCTGGGGGCCAGTATCCATTATTGGCAACGGACATCTGTATGGAGCCCGGGAAATCATAATTGTAATCGCTAAACATGCCACTAGCATAAGCATCCCACAAACATCTTTCGTGTGCATCAAGTTTGTAAATGGCACCGTGAACGATAATCTTATTAGCCGTGTTACGTTCTATTGTCGTTATAAGTTCGCGGGGTGAATCAACGGTAAACAGGGGCGTGGGATCGGCATAGCCCGTTTTCATGTACGAACGGTATTTAAACGTACCAGAAGCATCCATACCGATATACTCGGTTATGGACGCCACTGCAAGTTCTTTTAGATATTCCCATATAGGATCATCATCCGTAATCAAACAATAGGACATGGTTTGTGCCACGGTATCGGCATCAAAGCCGTGGGTATGATAGGAGGCGGTATCAGCATCGTCCGCGTCCTCGACGCCGCTCGAGCCGTCGTTGTCATTAAGAACAAACCAGTTGTATTCGCGGGAACTCATAGTGAGCTGTGCCGCGTCTATGCTCAGGGTAACGTTATCGTCTAATAGCACCATCGCATATAGACGGTCGCTATCACCATCGGTGATTTCGTGTGTAACGGAAAACTTCGTCCAGCCCTCGCCTCCACTCAGGCTCCAGGCGGCATCCGTATAATCATTTTCGCCGCCCGAGTCCTGCTCCGAAATACGAATGTTGTGACCGCAAGCAGAAGCGCTCTTGAGATAAACACTGAATGTATATTTTTCTTCAACATTCAGTTTCTTGTCTTCATCAAACATAACGCACTGACTTGCATAACACGTAGCTGCGCCGTAAACTAGGTCGCCCTGATTGCTGCCATATAATCCGCCGCCCTGTTTGGTGAATGTTGCGCCGGCACCCGACACACTCCAACTATCGCTAATTGTGGCATTTTCAAAACTACTGTTTGCTAGATAATTAGTTACGGTACGATCACTGGCAAGCCGCGTAATCAGATGAATGAGGCTGTCGCTTTCAGCGGCCGGGTCGCAAAAATCCGCACCATCATATCGCTTGGCGTAATAACGCTCACCGCGGCCCATTTCCTCTACCTGGTCTTCGCACTCAAAATGGATGGTTGCGACATTATCAACCGAGCTTTGCCGCTGAAAAAGCATGGGCGTAAGCCTGCCAACGAAAGCTAACTGCGGCACGTGGTCATACCAATAATCCATCATCACGCGGCAGCGTTTCTGCAAATACTTATCGCTGGTGGTGCCATTATAATTACCGTTCGCTGGATCAAATGCGTTATACTGCGCTGAGTCAAACTCGCCATTTTCATTGTACAAATCCATTGAAAACCTGTTGGCTGTCTGCTGCGCATTATCGTTTTCTCTTTCGCGTCCTATCCAATAGGATTTTACGTAATCGGTAACGTTGCATCGTGTCCGGGCTAGGCCGCATCCGTTGAGAGGGAAATATATTTCCTCATCCTGGACAAATTGCATGTCGTTACCGATTTCTGTAGACGTAGCCTCCTTGTTTAAAAATATCCGAACATAGTTAATATCGAAATTACCAGCAGTACCGTCGTGATGACGTAGGGAAAATATGGGAAAGGTGGATGTTTTCGCATCAGCAGTATTTGACCACGATGTATCCTGGGCCACGCGGTCAATGTAGAAAGCCGCGTCTTTATTGGTAAAATCTACCGTAAAGGCAAAATCCTGCCATTTCTGTAGGGCGGCGTTATTAGCATAAGAGTCGGTTTTCCGGCAATATCGTGCAGTACCACCATCCAGCCAGCGGACCTGCATTTTGTCAGAGGTCGGGATATAGTACATTTGGAATTCGTGGCTAGCATCAATATACCACGACCACAAATATTGGGTGCTTGCCGTATCATAATCAAACTGTGGATAAGCACGCACAATAATTGTCATCTCGGTCACGCCGTCTAATGATATTTCATAGTCGGCATAGCCGCTAGTCAGGTTATGCGTGCCACACTGATTATCGGCCGATGTAATAAGCGTCCAATCGAGCGTATGTCCGTCGTTGGGGGGATAGTCCATCTGTCGCGGGTCGATGTAAAAGCGCGTGTCCTTGACTACATTGTCTGTCAAGTAGGAACGTTCAGTTGCGCCAATTAAATGTACTGCCATTAGAATGAGCCGCCCATCTGTCGCATGTGCTTGGTAACTTCCTTGGCCATTTCACGTTCGGTTACATAGGAGCCGCGTATATTATAGATATTATATGTGTCGCCCATCTTACCCATCTTATCTAAGGGAATGACCGCCTCCGGGCCACGCTCTCCGACCATGGCCATGGTGGGCTGGGTGACAATACCACCTTCTGCAAGCGCCTTCACCGCCCCAGCCGCAACATAGGCAGCAGTACCGGCGGCGAATAGCCCGGCGGCAGCGGCGGGATTGATAAAAATATAGCCAGCAGCCTGCGCCATAAACAACTGAGCAGCTGCCTCGAGGGCGGTGGCAACCAACCCCTTATACGCTTCTTTCATGGAGCTAACGCCTTCGCCCCATGAGACGATCATTTGCCCCAGGCCCTCGGAAAAGGTCTGGTGGAAGGTAGCTACAGCCTCGGTGAGATCATCGGTTAACGTAGCGGCGTATTCTTTCGACTTCTCATTAAGTTTCGCCATCTTCATTTCGACCGTCGTCATGGCCAGGGACATATCTCGCGCGGCCATAGAGCCGGCACCGAACATATCAGCGAAATTGGCACCCTCGCCAGCTGTTGGACCGAAAGACTCGGCCATTATCTTGCCAGTTTTCTCACCCGTCTCGCCCAGCGCTTCCAGGTCGTTTCTTAGTTTTTGTATCCCCGGCGACGCAGCCGTAAAACCCAGGTCGCTTTCAAGAAGAGTATTTATTGCTTCTGTCAATACATCTGTTTTGGCGGCTGTTAAATCAAATTGTTCACCAAAAACGGAGGCCTTTTGGCTGGCCAATTCCATTTCTTTTTGAATTTCACCAAGAACAGCAAAATATAATTTCTGGCTATCGGTTAAACTATCGGTTGAATCATCAGTTTCTTCGGTTTCATCCTTCACATTTTTTAATGTCGTAGAATATCGTTTAAGACCGTCAACCATATTTTGCAATTCCGCCGTCCCCTTTTTGTTGATAAGATTGGCGTATTGCTGGGCCCGGCCACCGTCTTCGATATTTTCCTGGTAGCGTTGCATTTCGCGATTTATTATTTCTATTGCCTTATTAACAACAGATAAATCTTTTATTTGGCCCTCCATAGCCATTCTATATATCTCGGTTGCTTCTGCCAGTTTACGTGGTGCCTTAATCCCCTCAGTTAGCTTTTGTGTTGTTTCAATAACTCCTTCTACAAATGGCTTAATAACCGGCATCAATTCTTCGCCAATAGTCCTAGCCAAAATTGAAAAATTATCATTCATAGTTGATAAAAGGCCGCTTAAAGATTGAGATTGCTTTTCTATCATCCCGGCAAATTTACCTTCGCCGGTTGTAATATCTTTTAGGGCCGCATCAACATCTTCAAACATAACCTTGCCCTTGGTTATCATTTCAAGCATATTTTGAGTTGTTGTATCATATCTTTCAGCAAGGGCATCCAAAATCGGTACTCCAGCTTCCATGAAACGGTTTAGCTCTTCGAGTGTAACCTTACCCTTCGCACGCATTTTTCCATAAGCATCAATAAGTCGTTCCATGGTGGCCTGATTGCCCATGGCGGCATTACCAAGATTGCGCATAGTCTCAACAACGTCATCGGCAGCGGTGCCGAAGGCCATCAGGCGCTTAGCGCCTTCCATAAGCCCCATCTGCTCAAATGGAGTAGTGGCGGCGAACTGCTCTATTTCATTGAGAAGCGCCCCTGCCTTGTCTGCGCTACCAAGAAGGGTTTCAAATGCTATTTGTTGTTTTTCAAATGCGGCGGCAGCTTGGACGGAAGCGGCAGCGACATCAAATATTTTTTTGGCGACGATAGTACCAAAACCGAATAGTGCAGCCTTGCGTACCATATCAAACTTTTTACTTACATCGCTTGCGGCAGTGGCTGTTTGCCGCGTCGCGTGGCGCACTTGGTTAAGATTTTTCATCGCCCGCTTAACTTCGGCCTCTACTTCTATGCGCAATTTATCGCTAACCATTATCGTCTCACTCTCCTGGGCGCAGGTGCCTTGCGGGGATTCTGTGACTTGCGTGCTTCTTGCGTTTTTTCGTTTTGTACCATGTTAAACGCCATATCTATGGTCTTGATGATACGCACTATATCGGCAGGCCATTCGGCCCAGCCACCGCTATACGTTTGGCCGCCCATAATGCGGTTGTTATTCCACACCTCGAGCGCTTTATAAAAAGAGGAGTCGTATAATGGGGGGATTTCTTTTTCGGGTATCGAGTATCCGCTGACTACACGTCGTTTGCGGCTATTGCGGCAACTTCTTAGAAAGTCCTCCGTCACCATGCCCTTGAAGTACATGATGGCGGCCATTAGGAGTTTTTTTCGTCTACCTCTTGACCTTTCTTGATGCGCGCCACAGCCTCTGTTATCAGCCCATACATACCGGGCATTTTGACGACTTCCTTGGGGTCAGTAATGGGTTTATCGTTTTCATCGTATAGCCCCTCTACCCGAGTTACACAGTCCGACCATATAGCGTTAGCGTTTGTTTCAACGGTCATCTCTATTTCAGAGCCACCGTCACGATATATGGGGCGAAACTGCAAGTATCGCTCTTCCTGTTCCGGCGTGAGATATTTGAAGTAAACCTTGACTTGGTCCGCTTCTTTTTGCTTTAGATTTCCGTTCCACTCGGGAACGAAGTATTCCTCGCGGGAAACTGTTACCCTCATTTTGACTCCCTAGTTAGTCGAATACGTTGACAGCTTGCCAGAGACAAACTGTCCGTTGCCCGATATGGTCTGTAGTCCGTCTACAGCCGCGCCCTTGGATACGCCGGTCAGCACAACTTCTCCGAAATAACCAGCCATCGAGCCGGTAGTGCGCTGCGATAGCAACACGACATCGTACTTGCGTGGGCCCGATGTGCTTAACCAGTTGTGTACAGCTGTCGACTGCGCCGCGTTACCCGCTTCTGCATAGCCGGCAAACGAGAACGTATTCGGACCGCGCAGGCCGGCGACATAGCTTCTGTCGTATGTATCGCCAAACCCGGTATTTTCGAGTACGTCTGCGCCGGCGTCGAGAGTCCATTCGGTGATATGCGCTATTATGTCGGCGGACGAGTAATCGGTAGAGCCCCCGGTACTAAGTAGAATATTCCCGTCCCAGCCCTTATCAATAGCCATGGGGACCTCCTATACGGTACTCAGTTTGCCACTGGCGAACTGCCCGTTACCCGAGAAAGTCTGAAGTCCATCTACGGCTGCACCATGAGAAAAACCTGTGAGAATCACACTGCCCGTGTAGCCCTCTTCCGTCGCGCCGGCCGTATGAAAAAGCTCCATCGTTACTGCGGATGGACCGCTCGTCGAACACCAGTTATCCATTATGACATACTGTCCAGTATCCGTAGTCTCCCTGTAGCCGGAAAAGCTTAAAGTATTAGGTCCGCGTAGGCCGACTACGTAAGACCTGTCATACGTGTCGCCCATGGCGGTATTCTCGAGTACGTCTGCGCCGGCGTCGAGAGTCCATTCGGTTATTCTGGCAATTGTGTCGCCACCAACAGTCACGGCACCATGCCAACCCTTATCAACTGCCATTGTATTCCTCCATTACTTCCTTTTCACGCGACGGTCTATAAGATGGCTTCTGATAAAGCATCAATCCGCCGCATTTATCACAAATGGTACACCGCTTGGCAGTGCGTTCCTTTGTGTATCCACATTCTCTGCATTTATGCATCATCATCTCCTATGGGTCGATGTATACGATATTCGCATCAAATGTTCCCCGGTATACATCATTTTCATCCGGCATTTTTTCGCACCGCGTTCCGGTGCAGCGTATAAATATTGTTTCCACGCTATCCATAGTACCGGAATACTTCTCTACCTCGTCACGCACCTTGTTGCCGATGCGCAGGGCCTCGTACTTATCATTTTTCGTGTATACATTCACCTGAAATCGCGGATTGCCAGATGAGCTATTCTTAAAGGCGAACGGCTCATGCGGGTCATCAACCAAAAAATAGCTCACATACGGGAACGTCGCCTTTTGTGGTGCCTCGAGCCAATAGATGCGATCGGCTACCTCGTCGTGTACACTTGTCGATGTGGTGAAATGCGAATGTAGCGCCTGCTCTATATTACTAGCGGCCATATTCTTTCATTATCTCCCGCATTAACAGCTTGGATGCATCTTTGCGTCGTCCATCGAGCGCCGGCCGCAGAAACGGCCGCGCTGGCATCTTATATGTGCCATACTCAAGATATGGAGCATATTCAACGTTAGTACCGATCCAAACCTCGTATTGACTATCTGGCTGGCTCACCGCATCAGCACCGGATCCGCTACGATTTTGCTTAGTAGCATAGCTTAAGCTGGCCTTGGTGCGCCCCGTACCCGTTTTGCCCGGAGAAGGTACGAGAGATATAGCATCACCCAATATCGTGACGCCTATAGCATTCAGACCGCGCTCTATCGCCTTATCGAGTACAGCCTGCGGTAGCTTGTTAAACCACTCCATTAGGTATCAGTTCTCTTGAGCATCGCGTTTAAATGATGCCCCTTGTTCAGCGTGTCCTTGACAAATATCACATTATACGTTTTATCATTCCACTTGACACGCCGCGACTCGTCCAGCGTTACCGTCGTGCCACAAAACATTTTGTAGTCTGCAAGCAAACCCTCTTTTTCGGCAGCAAACCGCTCCCGGCCCGAGACCGGATTCATGGCGGCCAGAATCGTTGAGCTATCAGACCAGGCATCTGCTACACCCCAGGACGAGCCCGTGGTAAGCTTCTGAATGTATACAGTCTGGTCGTAATGGTCTTCGATCATATCAGTACCACTTGCCGCCACTTGTTGAGACCTTCGGCTATGGACCGCGGGTACTGGTGCTCGCCAATATATGTCACCGAGTAGTCGTCTATCGTCTCGCTCTTAACATCGCTTGGCCTACTGTGTTTGATGCGGTACCAAATCATTTGTGCTACATACGGCTTGAGCTCACGCGGCCAGTCTATGCGACTTATCCGTATCGTCCCAACCGTATGGTGGCTTGCATCCTGGTCCTGGTCTACAAGTACGCCCGTGGAATCTAGGGTTAGCTTATTTGTCGCAACGGCTGTTAGCGTATGTATGCCATAATTGGAGCCCCCGCGCACCGCGATGTCCATATCGGTTGTGAAACCGATAGTACTGAAATCGTCATTATCATCGGTTATGTAATCGGGTGTACCGGAAACAAACGCTATTCCGCCTTCAGCCTCCTTGTAGATAACCCTGTCCTCAAACCAATTGTTGAGATACAAGCAAATATCACGCTCTACTTCGGGCAGCAACCTGTCGATGTCGTCATCATATTGGCCATAGCTATAGTCTATCTTGTACGCACCGCCGGTAGACATGCTACCAGTTGAGATGTTGCTGATAAGCGTATAGCCGGCATAATCTTCCGTAGTGTAGAAGTCATTCGTCGAGTAGCCCGTATCCGATGTCTCGGTTGTCGTAGCAACACGGTGAATGGTATTAACACCCTTGTTATCGAGTCGCCTGCCGGCCGTGGAATTGGGGAACGTCACCGCTTCTTGTTCTACAAGCGTATCGTCGAGTAGAACAAAATTCTTTGCTTCAGACCGTGTTATTACAGCCATTATTTCTTTTTCTTCCTACGTATCTTAAAGAAGCGCTCTACTATATGCCAACAGCAACCCGTGCGAATCCTTGGCCGATATTTTCACGCCCGTACTCTTGCTACAGGCAAAAACCTGCCCCCGCTCAAACGTATCTGCGGAAGTGATAAGCGAAGAGCCGGTCATTCCGCTTGCATACAAATATTCAAGCTGCACTTCGGTGGACATGACGACTATTTTGGCCCAATCGCCCGTTACTGCCCCGGAAGTGCTTGTGATGAATGTGGCATCTACATTGTCGGAAACTTGCTTGTATCCGGCTCTATGTCCACCGTCGAATCCCATTTGTTTTCACCTCTCTGGAATCTGCGAAGCCAGTATTCGGCCTCGTATATTGCCCCCTCATTTTTAGCCCGTTGTAATAGCCACTGCTCCCTTGTTTTGTCCGCTTTATCGTATCCCTTGCGCAGCGAAGTTATCCGCTGCCGCATTGAATAACAAATCGGGTCGTAATTCTCATATCCGTACAATCCGTTTGCTGTTAGCAGGGCACCGCCGGGAGCCAGGAATAGGTCAACGCCCGCACCCTCGAGTCGGCCAAGCCAATACTCACAGCAGGGTCGCTGCTCCGTGTATTCCTCCCGCGAGGACATATGTACACCGAATACAGCAACGTGCTTCGGCTTCCCCGTAGTCACAAACGAATGATATGCGAGGGCAAGCATGTACCCGATTGCTGTGGTGAAATACTTGCGATGGCCAGTGACAATCTCAATCGGGAACCTTATCGATTTGGGAATATCCCCGTGTTTCTCCTGCATATATATGGGGACGGTAGCCCGCTTGAGCCGTGCCATCACATCCTTGTCGCGCCAATACCCCTCCGTATGCAGTTCAAACTGCAAGTCGACGCGCTTGATGTCGGGGTACGTCACGCACGGTGCTACGCCCCATATTTCAAACTCTTCATCTTCATACGGGGCGGCGGCTCTCGTGTCCGCCGTCCCCAATATAACCAGCTTATCCTTATTACATAGAATCAATTCATCGGATTTCTTAGTCAATTTGTGCCCCTTACGGTCCAATAAAGATTGCACCAAGAGCCGCGATATTACACGCGGTCTGGTCCGTATTGATTTTGATATACCCGTCCGAGTCCTTAAAACGCGATGTCTCGATTGGCCCGGCAAACTGAATGTTTGCAGCCACAGTACCGGTGGTACTATCAGGCTGCGTGCAAGCGCCCGAAGATGCAAAGGCCACCTTCAGGTTTCCGAGAGTGTACCCGGAAAACGCTGCGTTGCTGTCACCATCGAGAATCTTAATCCTGTTGGAACTGGAAGTGTTGGCACCAGAGTCAAGGCCGCGAATGGCAATAAGAATCTTGCCCGCGTCAATGTTTCTGGCATCGATATACACACCAGTATCCGAGTCAACGGCCTGCATAGTAAGAACGCCGGGACTGGAGCTATTGACCGTAGACATTTTAAGTACAGTAAGTGCATTACGTGCCATTAGCTTGCCTCCGCCGTATAATCAGCCCACAGGACCGCCGTATTGTTGGGGCGAACTACCTTAACGCCATAAACGTGTAGCTGTTTGACGAGATACTTAAATCCCACAGTTACGGTGTTCGCCACCTGAGTTTTGGTTACCTGGTTGGCGAGAGTAATACTCCCGCGATAACCACTCAGAATAGACGCCCTATCAGTTCCAGACTGGTGTACAACATTATTCGACACATAAATGTCGAAACCCATGTAACTACCAAGATAACCAGTCTCCAGTTCTCTATTGTTGTCCGTTTTGAGAGCAACCTTAGACAGCAATAGCTTTTGCTCAAACCAAGGCGGAACAACCATCCACCGCGGTTTGGGTGTATTGGCCTCGTCGTGCTTCTGTGCGGTAAGAGATACATACTTCAACACATTGGTCGAAGTAATATCGGTTCCGCTTGCCGATGTTCCTGAAACCGTAATGCCCGCACTACCATGGAGACTTGCAATATATTCATCCATTTCATTAGCCATGGACCAAGCTGCCTGATCAAGCGCCTGTTCCAAAAAATCTCCCTTGGCTTTGGCGGCGTCTTCTTCATCAATCCAGAACGCATAATATTTAGCCCTGTTAATCTGAAGAAGTTTTTGCGCATCATCGAGGGTCTGAATCGTAAGAGCGCTGGTCGAAGTAGAGCTGTAATCGTTAATATCAATCGTACCAATTTCGTTGATATGAACCACATCGCCATACTGTCGAACTTCGCCTTCATAATCTCGATTGCAAACATTACGATATACGGTAGCATCATTAAGGCGCTTCAAAAGCATTCGGGACCAAAGTTCCGGTTTTAAATGTTCAAGTGCCATTTGTTTTCCTTTTTACTTGCGTATATCAGATTTCCACATCTTTTTTAATTCTTCGTCGGAAGCATTATTAAAATACTCTCGACGCTGTTCATAATTCATTTTCTCATATTCCCTATCACTTAGAACGTGATTAGGTGAGTCGCTTCTCGTTCCGCCACCCCCGCTGAGATCCACATCGCCCCGACGAGCTCTAAGTTTATTGAGTCGTTTTTCCTCGTCGGCAATATCTTGTAAATAATCTTGAAATTCCTCGAGGGTTTCTGGAAGAGCATCGGCTAACCAATCAGTAATAATGCGCCGGTTTATCGGATTTATATCAGCCCTGCTATTGACCGCAGCATTATATTTCGAATGCGTCCGGGTCCTTTCCAATTCGCGCCTAAGTTGCTCAACCTCTTGATCGCGCCTCACCTTCTCCGCAATTTCTTCTTGCCGCTCCTGTTCCTCGATTTCTTCATCGCTGAACCGGCGGCGATCATAGCGTTTGGCCTTTTTTTCAGCAGCTTCCTTCGTTGTCTCCAACTCAGAAATCCGCCTATTCAACCCGGCAATCTCTTTTTTCCGTGCTTTTTCGCTATCGGCTGCCTTTTTAACGGCCTCCTCATAAGCGGCTCGGTAATCTATATCGTCATTTACTTCCGCTTCCGCGCCCTCATCGGAATCTTCCGATTGCTGCACAGACTCGTCATATTCTTCCATTATAAACTCCCCTTAATTCCAGTAATCGCCCCCGGAGTACATGAGACCCAATACACGCGTCCCACCCACCCCATCAGACGACAAGTTGTATTTGTGCTCGATTATGTTCAAATCGGCAGTTCGAGCCGCACCTACGACATTAAGCCGAGAAGCGGCGGCCAATTCGTGTCTAATTCGCTGCTTCTTTTTCATCGCTTTCCATCTCCTTTAATAGGGGTTCGAATTGCCCGTACCAATATTTAGTTCGCTCATATAAAAGCCTGATTTTTCCCGCATCATCGGGATTTAATTCCGCCTCCATCCTGTCAACATCCATAACAACATTTCTCCAAATCAATTCCCGCACCCGCCCACGCACATTGTCATAAACCAGTTCTTTAACATCCATTCTTATTCCGTTCTCCCTACTTCTTAGGCCAGCCGCCGCTCGGCGTCCAGCCTTTAGTTTTAGCCCAATCCGTATATTTCACGTATGGCACAACACCGTCTTCCGTAATACGTCGCACCTTCGGTCCGTAATCTTTTATCTCAGCCCGTACCCGGCAGCGACAGTTAATATCGAACGATGCCACGCCAGACTGTAATGGTCCTGCTACGCGGCCAACATCGGTATTCCAATATCGCCCGCCTTCGTCCTCCTGCGCCGGCACACCGTCAAGCTTGCCATGCGAGCTCCGCGTTTTGCGGTCAAGCGCTGCATCCCATATCCACTGCGTCTCGACACCCAGGTCCTCGGCGCGTTGATATGTCCGCTCCTGGCCAAGCACAAGCGACCGCTGCCCCTCGGTACGCACTATCCGCATGTAGTCAGATGCAATGCCGTTCATGCGCTTCTTGATAGAACGGGCCATTTTCTTGTAGTCAACACCCTGCATCAGGCCCTGCGCCATCTCCCGCCGTATCCCAATAAGCGCATCTCCCGTGACGCCGCGTATAGCTATATCCGACAACTCATTTGCGACCGCCTCTATGATCTGCTCTCGTGTAAACAGCCCCCAATTAAGCTGCGCCCCCGTACCAAGCTCCTGCTCAAGCTTGTGTGCATATTTAAAAAAAGACGCCTCGTAGGCGTCTCGTTGCAATCGCTTAATCAGTTGACCGTTTCGCCGTAAATACGGCTTGGCCCCATCTTCAAGTTTCTTGTACAGCGACTCGAGCCGATTGTACTTAGTCATCTCGGCGTGCGTCAGCACGCCGTCCTTGCTATATTTCTCGTAGACACGGCCTATTTCTTTTCGTATCTTATCCAGCACCTCCTTGAGGTTGCGCGCAATCTCTCTGCTTATCCTGCGCTCTACTTGCTGCGGTGTGAGCGGCATTCATTTAGTCCTCATCCTCTTCGGGCCCCTCATTTTCCATGATATTATCAAGATCCATCATATCCATATTTGCTTCCTTTTCTTTGCGCAGCAATTCCTCTTCTTCTTCTGGATTATCTATGAAATCAGCAAACTGCTCTAATCGGGTTTTTCTGCTGACATCACTACTCCATAGCTGATTAAGTTCCGCGTGCAGCCTACTCCGATCTGGCATATTTCGATTCATGATAATTTCAATACTGCGCGGATCGCCGTTGATGTAATCAAGATTATTTGTTATTAAGTCAATTCTACTCTTCAATCCCTTTTTGAAATAGGCTTCTTTGGGTCCGGTAAACAATTCCATCAGATATAACCACATCTCTATAGTTTTACCCGATGCATTTGCCCCGAAATCATATTCGTCAATATTGGGAATACCACTATGCTTGTAAATATCACGACGCAGTGTATCTGTAGCATATTGAAATGCTTCGTAATTAAATTCCTTGGTTACATAATCAACGTTGTCACTCTCATTCAGCATACTCAGCACATTCATGTGTTCAAGTTGTTCGGCCTGTTCATCGCTAAACTGAAACCCCTGTGTTTTGAGGAAAGACCAAGAATGTCGCTCGATTTCATTAACCAAATTGGAAATGATAACATCATAGGCGTTAATACCAGATATTACAGCCGAAAAGTCACCCATCATTTCCGCATTGTTTTTGTAAACAACAAGCGGAAGTCTATCAAACCCATGTACAATTTCATTGATAAGAATAAAGTTTTTAGAATCCGTACCGCGCTCATATTCTCTTACAACCCTATTGTCAAAAACCCATACCTTTTCTTTGCGGATTTCCGGCATTTCTTGGAAATAAATAAAGTGTGTCGGGCGTGGTGTAATATCGTAATTGTAAATAACAACCGTTTGCGCAAGCGGCAATCTTTCAAATATCAGACTTACCTTTTCGGGAACCTCCTCTCCGTCATATAGAGTGATAATGCCATCGTTTTTATATCGAAAATATTCATAACCAATCCCGTGCGTACTTACCTGACCACCCAATTCTTGTGTATGTATCTTTTCATCATTTAGCTCAAACAGTTCAATTAGCGCATTCCTATAAAACTCATCAGCACCAGCATACGTAATATTGCCGTATAAGAAGTCTTTTACTTCATTGATAATAGTACGTGCATAAGGAATTGGTATTCGATTATCCGGGCCGCGCTGCGGAGCGCTGCGTTCCATGATAAATGTGTTATTGCCCCTTATATAATCATTGCGTTTCTCTATTTCTTCCAACCGAGTACGTTTGTGTGTATTGATAATATCGTATATTTCCCCAGTTGCCCCGGTGAAATTATATTTCAATTCTTCCATAGGGGCCTCACCGATTCGGGGTATTTGATGCCCGCTTTATAATTGCGTCGCTTCAGCATCGCATGATAATCAATCAGTATCATCTCGCGCAACAAATGCTCCTCCGTTTTGTGAAGCATTTGTTTCTCTTTATCAGTTTGCTTTTCAACTAATTCGCTAACGTCTCTCATAAAGAAATGTTCTCCAAAACCACACGATGCCTATCAAGTTGCATTACCATATATCTGAGTGCATCCATGGCATGGTCGTTTTCCTTGTGCGGTTCTTCCTTGGCCGCACGTCCATCTTTTTGCTCTTCCCACCGATAAAGGCCAAACTCCCTGATGAGATTCCTGCAGTTGGCAAATACCATGAGTCTCGGGTATCCGTCCCCTTGCACCACCAGGCGTTCAGCCACCTTTTGCAAGCCGTGCTCAATATCTTTATCTGCCGCCACCGTCGGCACACCCAAGCTATGAAGCTCGGCACGCTCTTGTGCGTCGTGGTCCGAGACTGTCCAGCTATATCGCCCCCGCCGTTTGCCAATCTCAGTCACATGATCCTTGATAAGCGTGTTGGCCTTATAGTGCTCATCAGTAATATATAACCGACCATCATGGTCAACAGCACCCCACAAGCATACAAAAGGATTCGCATAGCCGAAATCAACGCCTCTTACCTTTGTCCAGCTATCAGGTACAGCAAACGGCTTGACTATATGCATCTCTCTATCAAAGTGCTCATAGACAAGGCCCTCGGCCGCTACCCACAAGCCCTTGATAGCACGGTCATACCACATACCAGCCGGCGTTGAACGCTTTAGATTCTCGATGTACTCCGCCGGTAGAAACTCGTTGTCGTCCAGTACGAAGTGATAACTACGTACTCGTTCTTTGCCGCTCGATAGCTTTTCACCTGACCGGTCTATGAAGTTGACCTTGATGGGATGCTCCGGGAAGTCCGGGTTGGTATCCCATATAACAAAGGCGTCCTCACCGGAACACCGGTTGAACGCCTCCTGTATCGTGTTAGCATGCTGTAGGCTCACCTCGTTGCCATACCAGCCGTGAGCAGTCATGCCGGTCATTGACTTGTAGCTATCCGCCTTGTCAGCGCCGAAACAGTGAACGTGATTACCGAATAGCTCAAAGTGTCCTCGGTTGTCCACCTTAATAGTGCGGCCAAGCTCTTCGCTCATCGGCTCAAGCACGTTACGGTTTATCGAGCCAATAGTGTGACCGGTTATCAGGTAATGTTTCCCACGTCCGGCGTGGCCGGCGAGACGACGCACGAATAGGCGGTTGTTCAGTACCGTCTTACCCGTTCTTACAGCGCCCTCAAGTATCAGTATTTTTGGTCTGTTCCTCTGGTACTCCTCGTATATCTGTAGTTGCTTGCTTGTAAATCTTATTGTCAAGCTCTCGGAGGTATTCAAGCAGATCCGCCTCCCGTTGATTCTCAACTGACAAGCTTTGTTTCGGCTTGCCGTCAAACCTGTCTATCAAGTCACGTATGGCTACGCCGTCAACCTCGTCGTGAGCTTTTCGTACATAGCGTCTCACATATGACCGTACAAGCGATTCATCTGGAATATCGCCATATGCTTCTAATAGTTCGTCTCTAATTATTGAGGCGATACTAAATTTAGGGCGCCCATTCGGATTGCCCGATTCGCCTGGCTGAAAATCCCTGCCGCCCGTCTTTTTGCCAATAGCCATCGCTGTTAATCGCTGTTTATCAGCGACCTCCAATAAAAAAGCCGGTGTTGACGGACACCGGCGGAACCGAGGAGGAGGGAAATAAATATTATCGCCGCACCCTCAGCGGCGCTCTAAGTCCAAAATATAACGGCCATAAGCAACACAAATAATTCCAAGCACACAAATCCATCTCCAATATACTACATTGGGAATTAAGCGCTTTGATAACGAACAACTTATGACCCCAAATCCAAAGCGCCTCAACAAACCAACTTCCACTATTCGGCCAAAAACCTCTACCAGCACCCTCAGCGGCGGTTTACGCACTATATGATACCTGATAGCTGACATCGTTCGACAACTCTTCCCATTTTGTCGTCCGGGTATTGGTGGCGTCACACCACCACGGCCACCTATACCACCAGGGGCGATACGGTTCTACGGGATAGGGTATGTATTCGGGCTCTTTCAGCACAGCAGCGCCGACAAGCCACTCAAGCGTATCCCGTAACTTCTTAGCTTCGTCAACCGAAAGCTCAATCTCAATATCCTTGACTTTCAGTTTTAGCTTGACTTCCATTATTCTTCGTCTCCCTCCGACGCAATAAGCGCCTCTTCTTTCGCCATCTCGGTCTCACGCATCATCTTGCCTATCTCCACAAGGCCGAGCGCAGTTTGGCCTATGCTGAAATACGCAGTTATACGTGTTAGCTGCTCAAGTACTTGGTCTAAGTCAGTGAGTGCGAATACGTGGTTTTCGTCTGTGCCTGTTTGCGGCATTAATCGTATCCCTCGTCCTCCCAGAAACTGTACAACTCATTTTCTGCATACTTGGCCTCACCCTCTGTCAAGTCGGCGATGCTTTGTATTTTACCGCTACCGCATTCACTATTTCTAACCCCCCAAATTCTCAAAGATTCATAGTCAAACATCGGCACTGGATGGGGTTGCATAGCCTTGGTCAATTCTTCTGCCATTTCATCTTTATGCATAAATTAGCATTTCCCCATCCCGTTCATTACACTCATACCAATACCGCTCCCCTTGGGGGTCAAGGTGTCTTAAATATTCAATAAACTTATGTTCAACATCGTTAATGTGATAAAAGCCGCGCCAATAATTGCGACCCTCAAAGCACATCGGTCTTTTCAGTTTGAAATAGTTCAACCACTCGCCAGAGTAATACCATGAAGACAGTTTTATTTGTTTATACAATATTTACACCCTCTATATATTAAGTAACTTCTGGGGGTGTAATTATGTGAATAACGTGAATGATCTTATTAGAGGGGATGTCTGCGTCTTTTTCTCATATACGCCGCATGAATTGCGTTTTGAGCTATTTTTTTACAATCTTCAATCGTAGAATCATCTTTTACTTTTAGCCATATTTTAGCCCAAGCTTCTTGAAAATAATCCTCCGCATCTTCATATGAACGAGAACGCTTATGGGCCTTATTCCAAATATAATTATTTAACTCGCCATTCTGGTATAACTTTCGACAATCTTCTTCTGTCATTATCTTTCCCTATATAGTTCCAGCAATTTCAATTGTGGATCCTGCAAAACCTTATGATGCTTTTTCAGGTTCTGAATAGCCCATAGGGGTCGCAAATTAGTATAATGAAAGCACTGACGCTGTTGGCTCGGATCACCCAAATCGAATGCAGCACAAGGTATAATATGGTCTATGTGCCATTTGCCATAATTTTCCCAACTCATTCCAGGCCGAAAATGTTTCTCAAGATGCTTAATAAAAAACGATATTGTACAACCAAGCAATTCTTCAGTGCGCATTGATTTCCGTTTAAAATGCCCCTGTTGCTTCAACGCATAATATAAACGTTGCGATAACCGCAATTTGAGGCGCTTCTGTTTTGTCCGTGCATATTGTTTATCATATGCTTTTTGGCAATTCTTACATCTCGCCTTATTGCCATATCGGGCAAAATCATCCGGTACTTTTAATTGTCCGCATCCCGTACAAATAAAATGTTCCGTGTCGATGTGTCACCGTCCTTTACCCTCCTCATATACTCGTATTTGAATTCCGCTTCCTGCCAGTCTTCCTCCGTGTCGATGTCGTGTCCCTCCCACCAGTGGAGAAGCACGTACCCAGCGTCATCAGGCGTCAGCGTCAGGTTTCGGTACATGTCCTTGGTGCGTATCCAAAACCATTGGCCAGCGTGCCGGTATGTCCGCATCATGCGCCCCTGATAATTCTTATATTTGGGCCACAGCATCTTTACTGTGTCGCCACCGGTTACAAGCGTCTGCTCGATATGGTGGCTGTTGGGGATAATGGGATATACAACTGGATACTTGCCCGTCTGGATACGCTCGTATCCTTCAAGTAGCCGCTCCGTCGTGATAAACGGCGCACAGGCGTATACCATGCAGATGTACTCAAAAAACACCTCACCAAGACCACCGACCACATCCAATAGCGCATCGAGCATCGTCGCATCGTCAGCCGCCGCCTTACCACTCCTGCGGTGCGGCTGGCAACCGTTATGCTGCGCCATGGACAGTATCTTGTCGTCATCACTGCTAACTATGACGCTGTCGAATATCCTTGTCTTCCGCGCCGCATCCATGGAGTACCGGATAACAGGCCTGTCGATAAACGGCCGGCGGTTTTTTTTAGGGATTCGCTTGCTACCACCCCTGGCCGGTATGATACAGATAGCCCGTGTCTTTTCCTCGTTTATATCGCTCATTATTTCTCCAACAGTTCAGGGTTTTCATAGATGTTACCCATTACTTCGACCCCGGAATATGCCCAAAGATCATCTACAAATTCATTCTTAGCGTAAAGAAGTTCACCATCAGCTGTTATCCCGTATTCCCTGGATGTTTCGCGCCAGCTAACCAATACAAAACCACAACCCCGCCACTCAACCGCTCCGGCAATAGGAAGACCGTCGCGAGAACCCAATATATCCCCCTCATATATCTCCTTACCGTTCTTGTCGTGGAGGCCGGTGTATTGGATGAATACATAACTCCAATGTTTAGGCAAATCCCTGAAAATAGCATTTATGGGCCATTCGCCTGTATATGGCAACTCGCCTTCGGCAGCAGTATCAAGATTTATCATTTCTTTAGTTTCCTCATTCCACGCGCGAAACTTTATCTCTCTCATCTCTCCTTGGCCTCCCTAAGCGCCCTACGCAACCGGCAGCCTATCCAGTGTTTCCGGTAAAAGGTGAAGTAATACGAATCGTAATACATCCCATCCCAAAACTTGCGGCGCGGTAAAACGACTTCACTACCAGCGTACTTTTCTACCATCTTCTCCCAAAACAGGTACGGACCGCACATGTAGCACTCACCGTAGACGTGCTCCAAGTTAAGCCGATAGAAAGCTTGCTCGAGGATGAGCTCAGCCGCTTCGGCACCCAGGCCCTTACCGCGTTCATTCGGTGCCATCAACAGGCTTATCTCGCCGTTACGGTTCTCCCAGATGATATTCTCGATACCGCCGTAACCCAATAAAACATCGCCATCAGCTACCGCCCAATACCGTGTTGCGCTGCGCCTGTCACAGATAACCGTGCGGTAGTAGTCCTCCTGCATCTCACGTGTTAGCATGTATGGCGTGCGCAGCGTCTCGGGCACTTGATGCCGCCACCGGCGTATAACGTGCATATCTTCCATGGTAAGGGGGCGCAATTCCATTAGAGTATCTCCGCCCACTGCTCGGGTGTTCTTGCCCACGGCCCGCTATCGGCTCCCGTACTATCGGGCATCTTGAAATGCGCCTCGTATGTCATTGGTCGATAACGCCTGAATAATCTGAAATCCGGCGTGTGATCCGATATGCCCACATGCAAGTTTTCACCAAACAGCGATTCATATTTGCTACTCGTTGCCGGATATTCCGGTACGCAATACATCAATCTAGCGCGATGTCCCATATCATCGCCAAAAATATCCCATATCCCAGTCACTTGCGGATGCGCCACGCTTACGACAAATCGCGTATCAGGATAGTCGTCTACGTAGTGATAAAGGTGAGGACGCGCCGCTATCTTAATCCACGGCACGCCCTCGGAAAGGAGAAAAGCTATGGAAGCGTCATCAAAAACGCTAGCCGTCGTTTGGTATCCCATATCAGATGCTATTTGACGCGCCAGCGAAAAATTGAAAACAGTCAGCGGCTTGAGCGGAGGTATAGACTCAAATAACTGCCACTTGATGACGACTTCGTGTTTGCCCGTATCTACTTGTTTGAGCGCATATATCATACGCGCTATTTCACGCGTATCGTTACGACATGTTTCACCGGAGCCCATATCCACTATAATCATTTCGCCCCCAAATCACCGCGCAATATCCGATGCACGGTAGCTACGCTGGTTGGATATAATTCCGCTATTTGCCTGCCACTCATGCGCCCCTTCAAGGCGCGTATTTCCTGTATTTGCTCTTCCGTGACCTTCAAACTCGAGCGCCCTCGTCCCCGAGGATATCCGTCATCATGGAATAACGGACATCCCTTAAAACGAGCATCTTTTACCTCGTTGAGCCGCGCCCACTCTTCATCAGTCCAGTCAATACGTATATCACCGTAGTATACGGTTTTCAAATGTTCCCCTTCCGGGACTAATGACCGACTATATGATATCTATATGAATAACGACCAAAATTGCGTAAAAAGAGCCACCGCCACAGACGCCGCAGCATTCGATGATGGAGAATGGCGACACCGACCATTTCAGTTTCTCCCATACCAGATGCAACTCTGACTAACGGCATCACTGCACATTTCCCATAAAAATGACAATTACGTATTACAGCCATAATGTTCCCCTCCCAGAGGAGTCGGCGGAAAATATCATACTCGCGTTGTTTTATCAAGATACGGACGCAAGTTTTTATCCACATCCGCCACACACCGCGCCAGTATGTACACACCGCCGTTGCGCTCAACCGTCGCGGCGAACTCGTCCTGCGCCGGCGTCGGCTTGCACCCCTTGCGCTTGACTTCGATAGCCAGGAAGCGCCCATCCGGTAGTATGCCGATGATGTCCGACGAACCGCGCCCGAGTCCGTACTCCATGTAGCGGCCACCGCGATACACCGCACCCGTGTTGTTGCGCCGTGCAAATATATGACGATACTTTAGATATTCTAAGATGCTCGACTGTATATCAACTTCACGTTGTTTCATTCGAATAACATCAATTGTTTTTCGTCTTTGCCTTTACGATCTTCGTTTAACCACCACCAAAACATTTCTTCACCATTCGCCCACCTTTTCACACTATCACGTCCCGATGAATGCAAGCGTTTAAACGACTTTATGAAAGCTTTGACGTAAGACGGATATATTTGAGCTTCATAAGCCCTTTGTTTGCCAGCCATAGGACAAAACAAACATCCAAGTCGATGGAATCCTATATCATAAAGTTTGCAATAGGGGACATTATATGTTTTTATAAACTCCCACACTTCCTCTGTTGTCCAATCAATAATAGGGTTCACAAACGTCTTATTTTTCGACTTGTATCCGCCCGAGAGACAATGCTCAAATAGCTTGCGTTTACCGCGGTTATATGACTCACCCCATCGTACTCCAGTAATTATGCGTCGCCCATTCCCGCCGTTTTCTTTGTACATTTCACAACACCAGCGTCGGTGCCGATGCGGAAACCCCTTAGTCTCAAGTTTTCGCAGAAAAGGTATTTCCGGCCATTCCCAAATAACATAAGGATGATACTCGCGGATAAAATACACAAGCTCTGGCGGATCTATAGTCGTCACACTATAATGAGCATCGTACTTCACGCCGGCCATGTTAGCGAGATGTTTGATAACCACGCTATCCTTGCCACCAGAAAAAGCCAAATAGTATCCCCCCGGCGGCTCAAAGTGCCTCAACCGATCACAGGCAAGTCTTACCTTATCAACCGTTTCAAATAATTGCTTTTCAACTAACATTGCCATCTTCCGCTTCAGCTACACGTCGTTTCTCCCGTCGCTTCGCATCTTTCGTGTAGTTGCTATATGACTCGGCGGCATACCAACGGTTAATACAACGCATTTCGATGTCTACCCAGGGTTGCTCCGAAAAGGCGCTGCGCTTAATATCTTCCGCCCGCTGTTGCGAGTCAAACACGCCGATAACTTCAAGTATCTTGTCGCGGTTGTTTGAATACCGTAGAAGCAGATACACTTTTCTCACAGCTGCCTCCCAATGTGGACGCAAAATGCGACCAGCCCCACCAACGCAAGACCCATGAGTATGAGATATATCATGCGTCACACCACTCCTCTCGCAACCCAGCCGCCGTCACGAGCTCGTCTACAAGTATGTCGGCTCGTTTATGCAGCCGGTACTCCTTGTCCAAGTCCACATCACTCAACAGCCACGGTGCCTCCCAGTAGTCCAGTAAGCACCGTATAGCCGCCTCCCAGTTGTCGCGATGCGGCATCCCCAGCATGTTTGAGTTAGCTATCTCCCGTATCACCATCAGTAGCCCCCCTCAGTTTCTCCGTTAAGCCGTGCAACATCTGTGCTACCTCCTCCTGCTGCTCAGCATCCGGCTTGCCTTCAAGTTGCTTGATGTGTGGTGTGCTGTTCTCCATGTCGCGCCACACCTCGCGCTTGTACTTATCGAGTATCGCTACGTCCGGTGTGTAGCGGTACTGCCCGGAGTACCCAAGCACGAGTTTTTGGTAGAGCCTATCCAGGAAGTTCTCACCAAGTTTGGCCAAGTAGCGCGTGACTATCTTGCGCACCGCCGGCCGCTCGTACTTGCCGTAGTACTCCTCGACCATCGTCACAAACTTGTCGACTGTCATCCAAACACCCTCGCTATCTCGTCATCTAAGTCATCAGCGGCTGACTCGTTCTCCATCTGTTTGAGTACACGCGGCCAGATGCCGCCAGAGTTCAGAGCCGATGGAAGGAACGGTTGCTTGCTATAAAACTTGTCGCCTCCGTGCGTCATGCGCCAAAACGTCACAAGCACGCGCTTGGCAAACTCCGTTGGCGAGTCACGCGCAAGCGCCTTCTGCTCAAGCTGCTGCAAGTGCTTGCCTTCGCGTTTGAAGTCGAAGTCAGTGTTTTTGCTTAGAAAAGACTGCTCAAAAAGGTGGTACACATGCCGGTCCGCCGGCACTATATTCTTATCTTCTTTACTTTCTTTTATTTCTTTTCCTTTCATTGCTTTTTTTTGCTTTTCATTTGAAAAGCAATTGCTTTTCATTTGCTTTTTAGGTCGTCCGCCCTGTCTACCGGCTTCAGCGCGTTTAGCACGTACTTCCTCCCAATGGTCCATGCGGCGCAGGAGTGCCGGACTCCAAAAGTACGTACCATCTGTCTCAAATAAACCCAGGCCACCGTCATCTTCGCTTGTCATGCAATCATCAATAAACCGGCGTGCCTCTTCCTCCGTACAGTCAAGTTCTTTCGCATACACCTTTGTCGACCGGCCATTAACGCGCAACCTGTAGTCGGTCTGCTCCCGCATCATCTCTATTAGTATCCAGTACCAGCCATAGCTTACGTTTCCGTATTCACAGCGCATGGCGCTAATACGGGGATCGTGGCGGGCGTTTGAATCGTGCGGAAAATAATAACTATCTTTCGGCGGCACATCCCCTCCCATATTATTTAAACGCAACTTAACCCAACTCGGCTGAACGGGACAAAACTAAACAAAACGCGACTCAACTTATCCGCCCAAACGAAACTCAACTTAACTCGTCTTATCTCAACTTGACTCAACTTGACTCGTCTGCCTTAACACAACTGAACACAACTTGACCGTCCAAACGGGACGTAACATATCAGCCCTAACAGAACGAAACCTAACTGAACTTAACCAATCGCAACGTAACCAAATAAATCAGCCTTAACATAACAAAACGTAACTTATCCAAACGTAACCTCCGCAACGGAACGAAACGCAACCCATCCGCCCTAACCCAACGAAACGGAACCAGGCTGAACCCGTAAGGAACGGACGCAACTTAACACAACGCAACTTAACTTAACAGAACTGAACTCGACCTAACGCATCTGCCATAACACAACGCAACCCAGCGCAGCTCGACTCAACACAACGTACCATAACCAAACATAGCTCGACCGAACGTAACACATCGGCCGAAACATAACCGGACTTAGCACATCACAACATGACTCAACTAAACTCATCTGCCGAAACATAACGCAACACAACCCGACGGAACTAAACTAAACTTAACGTAACTTGACTCGACAAAGCTCGCTGCATCAAAACACAACTTATCCGCTCATTTCTTGAAGTACCGCTCCGATTCCCGAAACCTCCTCTTGAGAAAAGTATTCCTCGCAGTTTTGCATTTTGCTTTGTGCCCTCGATAGGAAGCTCTTGACTTCCGATCTGATACGTGCACGCAATACTTCATCAGTCCGTCCATCTTCTACACGTACATACTGTTGGCCGTCGTCTGTTGGAAGTGAAACGAATGCATTGATGGTAAGATATTCTGGATTTGCAGGATCGGTATTCTGTCGTTCAACGGAAACAACAAGATGGTTGCACATCATCCGCGCTTCTTGATCCCAACATTTTTCAACTGCCTTTTCTCTATCCCAAGTAAAACATTTATGCATTTCCATATCTGGATTTTCAGCAGCCTGCCAAATCCGCCGGGGCACTTTGGCCCCGGGCAGATTACTAAGTTCCGCATACACTTTTTCAGCATCAGCGTTTCTAAAAGCATAGGTTTGCTTCCAACTAACGTTCATTATTCTCCTCCTGTCTTAACGTGGAATGTTCCATAGGGACCGGAACACTTAGGACTTGACGGTCTCCATTCGCCAATACCCGAACAGAAACCAGCCGTGTTAAACAGATTGACAATCTGTTCCTGAGACATGAAGTCGGCATTATGAGTGACAGTAATATCCGCTTCCCATTCCTCGTACATGGGCCGATAGCGGAGATCAGATGTTCCCATACCAATGCGCACCATGTCCTCGCGCATTACTGGTTCCGAAGATCGCAATCGCACAAGCATATCGCCGTCTACGAGTTCGCCCAACACCTGGAAAGCACCCCTGGCAGCGGTCATCGTAATATTATCGACCTGTCGGCATGCATTGATTGCCGCAGCCTTGAAAGCTCGAGCGGGAAAGCCGTGTCCTCCGTCTGGAAAACGATACATAGCTTCCTCGTACTCACGTTGCGGATCTTTGGGGGGCTTTGCTGTTTTAGCCTTCTTCATCTGTTTGTCCAACATCATTTTTTTGGCCTTTTCACTCCACTTATGTGCAATAAGTGGAGTGTCACCCTTAATAGTGATGGTGAACTTTTCGATACGAGCAGCCGGTATTGAAACTGCTCCCTGCATAGACTGTTCCTTTTTTGGAGCCATCTGTGGCCTCCTCTGGTAAGGTATATACACAACCGCCAACGGCGGCATTTAACCGCATAGAAAGAGGCTTGACGCTTTGTGTGGGAAGTGCTACCAATGAGAAACGGAGGTATGGTAGCTCCCAAGCGCCAACCTACCTACAGCCGTCGTCGTGTTGCAGCACGGCGGCGGCGCTTTACTTTCTTTTCAAGCCCGCATCTTCGCGGCCGAGTTCATAAGCTCTTATCAACAAAGAGACAACATCTTCGAGCTCGCCCTTATCGTAATCTATAGCCCATTCAAATAAATAAGTGTGTGCCCATTCTTCAAATTGCTTGTGCCTATCCATTACACGCCCTCCTCGACATCATACACCCAACGGTGTATCAGCACCAAGCTCTCTCCCGCAAAAAACTGCCCCGCCCCGGCGCGGGACATGGGCACAACCACACTTCGGAGGGGTATCCTTTCTGCCGGTGGCCGGGCACCGATAGTAATATGTGACGCCCATACCGGGGTCACTTAAGCATCCTCCATACAAGCCAGCCAAACCACAACGAGAACACCAAACAGCCGGCGTACTCGTACCACATATGGCGCCCTATCCGTGACAGTCCGTGTATCGCTTCATGGCCTCCCATTGTAGCCGGTCATTGAGCATGGCGACCCTTTCCTCAAGGCGGTCTATTTCTCGACGAGCGGCTTCGAACTTGTTGATGAGCCATGTGATATCCGAGTGTGGCACAAACCATTCGTACCGATCGCCGATTTCAAGCTTTATTTCGTCCAACCGCTTTTCGTCCTTATCTGTCCAGGTCCAGGGGTTATTCATCACTTCACCTCCGCTTCGTCGATAACTATACCGGGGCTGCTGGAGTTGGATGTATTTGTCTGCTCTTTGAGGAGCGACTCCCTACCGTCGTCCCATCCCACCGCGTAGCCCGCTTCCCACCCGCCCTGACACTCATCGCGGAGCTTTTGTTCTACCCCAAGATCGTTTTCCAACCGGCCTATTTCCCGGCGGGCGGCGCGGAGTTTGTTGATGAGCCAAGCCGCATCCTCCTCTAATCCCGGGACGGGAACCAAATAATGCAGACGATAATCCATATCCCGTAGTTGTCCCTCATCCTCATCTGTCCAGGTCCAAGGGTTATTCATCGGTGGTCTCCTTCGATCCGACAAACCAATCATAGCCTTCGTCACCCGGTAGCTTGTAGCCGGGCGCGCATAGTGGGTTTGGTTCTCCGCATGGCATCAGGTCGTCTTTGAGGCAGCCGCACGTGCCCCAGAGGTAAAGCCCATCGTAGCCGTGCTTGTCGAGATAGGCGCGTACTATTTCCCTAACAGTCATTATGTGTCCTCCTCCAGGGCGCGGACGTCGTTCAGGTAAGCATGTTCTCCGAATAACGCAAGTGCCTTTTTGTTGTATGCTTGAGCAGCCTCCAATTCGCTGTCGAAAAGGCCAAGATAAATCTTTTTATAGTTGCACATGATTTGCGCTTCCCATTTTCGCCCCCTTTTATGCCACCCAACTCCCTTAAAACGCGACCTCGTTTTTTTGTATTTACATTTATTCGCTGCGTTCTCGCTTCGAGTGCATATCCGCAGATTACATTTCCTATTATCAAGCCCGTCTCCATTGATATGATCAATATCTTTACCTTGAGGCACACTAACAATAAATTGATGCAGACGTTCCCGTGGCGGGGAGCTTTTTCGAACATAGTGAGTATAGCGTCGTCGTTCAGAATACCATTTATGTTTCGACATTTCCGACCAATCAGTCTCATCTACAATCGCAAAATGCCTACCCGCTGTGAAAATGACTATGCCGTCCTCCACAAACTCATCAAAGGTTTTGTTGTTTGGCATCACTTATCCTCCACTACACGAAATAGCTTGTCCTTTATGACCAGTCGTGTGGGGTCCTTACCTGTCCCCTTGTTGTATATAGATCGCTTGAACGACATAACCGATAACTCAACGCTTATCCATAGACCTGCCATTAAACCAAGAATGAACCCATCCCAAAAACTCATCTATCTCCTCCCTTGCGGTTGTTCGCCACTCACGAACAATCGACGGATATTTTCCAGTAGGTCGATGGTTTGCCGACTTGCTGGAAAAGCGGGACGGGCGGTAGCCTGTTCCTTTGCTGTCCATATGTCACTACCACCCCGACAGTAGGGTATGCTTGGGAGGGTTCAACAGGCACCCGTCGCCCCCTACCGGCTTTTTACCGCCTCGTCCCTAAAAACCCGCTGACAGCTTTACCCTCTCCCCTGCTCCCAACATGCTCGATATCCCCGGTGTGCTGCCACACCGCAGCGGGTTGTTTTCAAAGCTCCACAAAGTCTACTCTCTCTGAGTAGTAACCATTCGAAGTACCATACCATCGGATGTCGACCCATCCCTTGATGGTGGCGAATTTGTAGAAGGTCCAGGTTTCACTGTCACATCCGATTTCCCCTTCTTTGGTAGATTCTGTGGCTTCGAGAATAGGTACTCCAATCAGGTCATTGAGGTCTCCGGTGATGTCACCGATTGTTACAGACTCGCAGCAATTTTGTGCGTGAAACATCTTGTAGGATGTTCCATCGTCGCAGTGGAAGACTAATTCGTCTGTTTTTCTGTCGATTTTTGTTAGGGTTTTTCCTAACAATTCACCGATGGATACATCCTGCTCGTAGTTATACATATTGCTTTTCTCCTTGTGTTTCAAAGAAGGCCGCGCCCGGTATCCCCTAATCCGGGCCACCTTCAGGCTTGCAGAAGATACGCGCATATCAACTCGCTACTCTTCCGCCTTTCCATCGCGGCCTATGGCAGGGGGCAGGATTCGAACCTGCCGATGGCAACTCACCCTATCCAAGCCCTGCATGTGGGGCCGGGTGACCCAACACGAAGCCCCAGCCCCGTGATCCGAAGAATCCTCTCACGTCCCTCCTTCATGAATATATCGCTGTTGGGTTACCGCACACGGCGGAATATCCCAACTCGCTTATGCGCTGCTTCCACCGACGTATCGTATTTGGACTTCTATCCAATTCTTCCGCCAACCTAAATACAGATACGTCTAGGTGGTTGGCTACATATTGTTTTTCGATAGCTGTAAACGGCATAGGCGCGTTTTTCCGCATCGATCTATCTTCCGGTAAGTGCTGCTCAGTCAAGTACTCCGACACGCGCATCCACAACGGTACATCGGGGTACTCAACCGACCAGCGGAACTGTAGACCGAGCTCAGCATACATCATATTGCCACCTTTGGCTTGGCAGCCTTTATCTTATTCGCAAGCCACGGCCATGCCCAGCAAGCCCATCTGTCGCCCTTCATGTGGATAAGCGTGTGACAGGTTGGGCACAAGCGCAGTAAGTTATCCGGCTCATCCCCGCCGCCGGCGCCACGGGTCTTGATGTGATGCGGTGCGCCGTGTGCCTGGCTGCCGCATGCTTGACACCAGGGGTGGTCTTCGCAGTATGCGTCAATATCTTTTTTGCTCATTATTATTTCCCCTTTTTATGCATACCTTTTGTACAAATAGCTTGTATTAGTGTAGTTATACATTTTTCGCAAATATATGTGATATTTTCATATCCGTCTAAATATATAGCACTTAAAGCCCATACATTTTTAAGCCTTCGATCACACAAATCACATTTGGGCGAATCCGACATTAACCATGCTTTGCGTATTTGATTCATTACTCCTCCCTCAGTCTTACATCCAAAAACGCCGCTATCTCATGCAGACGTTCTATGACTAACGACGCATCGTTAGTGTCCATCTCACTTATCCCCACAGGTACGGTACGTCCGACAAAGTTTTCCTTAGTGCGGTATCCGCGCGACAAACAGTCCTCTATGGCTTGCTCAAGCACTTCACGCGGCGTACCGCCTACGTGTTCGCCTATCTGTGACGCATGGCCCCAAAGATGGTTGTTCTGCGACTCGGGCCCCG